GTAGCAGTTATTCCACTATCTTTAAGTACAACACCATCAATAGTCACACCACCAGCAGCGGTGATTTCGCTAATCGTATCGACGTTGAGACCACCAGTCGCAGTAGTTGCACCTGTTACTCCAAGTGTTCCTGCTACAGCAGTGTTACCATTTGATGCGGTAACAGTAAACTTGTCAGTATTTACATCAAAATTACCGTCAACACCAAAGTTGCCAGTAACATCAATACCACCTGTAAGAACAATATTCCCACCAACAGTGGCATTACCCGATAGAAACAAGTTGCGGGGGCGTGTAGCGCCCGTTGCGCCTATATCGTAAGTATTGTCGGTAAACAGGAGGTGTGACGTAATTGTACTGTTAACAGTTAACGTGTCAGAAGCGGCATCGCCAATCGTGGTATTACCAGAAATAGTCAAATCCGTCGCTGAAATAGAACCCGTCAATGTTGGTGACGAAATCGTAGGGCCTGTAAGAGTCTTGTTAGTAAGCGTCTCCGTACCCGCAAGCGTAGCTAGTGTGCCCGTCGTGGGAAGTGTTACGTTAGTTGCACCTGTAGTTGTTAGTGTAAGTGCATTCGCTCCAGCCGTTGTAAACGCCGCTGCGGTTGTTAAATTACCCGCAAGAGAGACTGTGTACCCACCAACAGATAGCGATTGAATATTTGTAGCGCCTTCTACGACATTAGTGCCATCACAGAAGAGAAACATTGTTTTGCCGTTTGGTATCGCAATACCCGAACCACCAGAGGTTTTAAGCGTAGCAGCTTGTCCTGAAGCATTCTTAGCAATATAGATTTTAGCGGCTGTAGGGCATACGACAGTCGCTGCCCCAGTAAGATTTGATCCTGTATCGGTAAACTCTAGCATCGCACAACGCGATTCAGAGGTTGTACCATCAGCGGTAGTCAGCACATGGGAGTTACTCGACCACGTGTTAATGACTGCACGCCCGACAATGGCCTGCTCAATCATAGAAGTGATATTGTCGTTTACAACATCCCCCCATGTACCACTGAGTTCCCCTTGGACAGGAAGGGCTAATTTAAGTGTCGAAGTGTACTGTGTTGTCATCTTTTAATCCTCACGCGGCTATATCTTGCCAATTAGGAGTCTGTCCTGTTGAAACATTACCCCAAGTTGGTGCTTGTGCGCCAGCAATATTTTGCCAATCGGGGTTTTGGTTGTCATTTACGTCTCCCCAAACAAATACTGTACCTACCGCGCCTGCTGCATTTACACCTGTTACAGCTACATCTGAGTTAGCTGCAACTATTACACTACCGAGTTGTGTTTGTCCGTAGACTCCTGTTACATTTTCTACAATACCTAAACTTACAGAGACAGTTCCAATAGAACCTGTGACCGCAAGTCCAGATGCTGCGACGTTTGCGTCTCCTGTCGTGGAGACTGTGCCTAAAGCACTTGTAGCGCTTACCCCGACGGGGTAGATATTTGCTTCAGCAACAACAGTTACCGAACCTAAACCGCCTGTAGCGGATAAACCTGCGGGGGAGACAATTGCTCCTGCACTTACAGTTACACTGCCAAGTGCACTTGTTCCTACATTGCCAGTTACCGCTACGTTAGCATCTGCGGAAACTGCTACTGTTCCTAACGCTGTTGTTGCTTCTAGTCCAGAGGGTTGAACTACAGCCCCTGCACTAACAGTCACGCTACCTAACGCGGACGTGCATGAAACACCTGTAACGGCTACATTAGCTGCCGCATCAACAACTACAGTGCCTAATGTTCCTGTGGCTGCAACCCCTGTTGGGAAGATATTTGCTTCAGCAACAACACTAACTGTACCTATTGCTGTTGTAGCTTCAAGCCCAGCAGGTTGAACCGTAGCGGCACCACTAACAGATACAGTACCAACCGCACCTGTGGCTGACGGCATCTGTACATCAGTACCCCACGCGGTACTGCCCCACCCACCAGCGGACCAACCTCCATAGGTTACAAGTACATCAGCCATCAGTCATCACGCTATTCGTATAATGGCGTTAGACGCATCAGCAGTAGGGAATTGAATAGTAAAATCACCTGCTGTTGATGTCTTGTCAGCTCCAAAATCAAGAACCGCCACGGCGGGATCACCACCACCAGACTTATATATTAATGCTCCACGCGCCGTAATTGTTGCTGTAGACCACGTAGTGTTTGCAAAATCTAAGAGCGCCGTAGTACCAGACGTTGTGGGAGCTACAACGGTTAACGTGTTACCACCTGCTGTATAACCTGTACCGGATACTTCGTTTGTTGTACTGTACGCTGTTGTTGCTGCACCCAGTGTTGCGGATGAGGTAAACAGTGCGATCTTAAACGTCTGAGACGTGTTGGAACTAAAGTCCATTTCTCCATCAAGAAGTGCTTTCTTGAATGAAGTTACCATTGCTTGCGATATTGCCATTTTTTATCTCCTATTCTACTTTCATTCTAAACTGCCCAGAGCGATATGTATCTTCACGAAGTTTACCATCACCCAAAGTTTTAAGCAGTTTTAGCGATTGAACGTATAAACGCTCATAAAACTGCACTAAATCAGGCTCGCCTTTCATAAAGCGTATTGCCTCGATTAATGCCCCATTAAGTAACGCTGAATCAAACTCATCACCTAACCATGTAGTACCCGCTGTAACAATTGACTCAGGGTAGTACCCATAATGCAATTCCATTGTATACGCACTATCAGGAGTAGGCCCTAAAAGAAACGAATCATCGTCAAAATATGCGTAATGTTTTGGTAATCCTTGTGACGAAGCACTAGGATACGCCTCTCTAACAAAATTTACATCTTTATTGAGTAGGTAATGGTAGTCTCCAGCACTATCAACAACCGCTAGTGAATAGCTCCACAGGAAATCTGTAGGCGCACCAAGGTATTTGTTTCCTGAACTAAGTGTTCCTGTTACGTTTCTACGCAGGGCAGGAATCTGAACAGTGTTATATATCTTCTGTTCGGCTTGTTCAGTAAACATAGCGAGTTGTTCATCAGTGAAAGAGTTCTCAGTGATGTTCTCAATATTTGTTTTTAACTCGCTATAGTTCATAGTTTACCCCATTGGCCCACGAGCCATAGTTCCTTTTGTAGCCGCACCTGTACCACGGATTTTTATGCCCGTAGTTTTAACGCCAGTCATGTTAGGCTTTGGTGCGTGTTTACATGGGTACACACCTTTGTCCTTTTCGACCTTAACTTTTTTCATTCCAAATACATTCATTTTACTACTCCTACGTAATGTTTACGGTAACTTGCCCTAAATAGCTAGTCCCAACTAACGAGTTGGGGCTAAGCCCAAACGGATCAAGTCCTCCGCCTACTGGGTTCCATCCCCATTGGATGTCCCTACTACTATATGGCCCAGCTTCACCAATACTTGTATCTATCCTAGGGTCTCGTATAGCCTGTGGATCATCTACAGGATATTCTCCTAATTTAAGCTGGGGCTGGCTCGGATTCCAACACTCAGGACAGGCTTTAATGTCTGTGTCACGCCCTTTAACTACAAGGTTACGCAACTCTTTGAGTTTGTACTGAAACCCGCAAACATCGCATAAAGCGATGGCTTTCTTAGCGGATGCGAACCTATCCCCCATACTATATTCTGCCTATTTTAGGCACAAAACGCGCAGAAGTTTTTTCACGATCTTCTTGTGCAGCTAGGGCAAATTGTTCGTCATAAATCTGTTTTAACATGCCCACACGCTCAATAAGCTCTGGGTCTTTCATGGCAATATAGTACGCTAGCCCTGCAACCATACAGGGGAAAAACCTAAAATTCATGTCTGCGGTTTGTATACCACTACCTGCGTCTTCAATACGGCGCATACGCCAGTAAACAAGCTGATAGCTCTGTGTCCCGTCAGGAATAGGCCACACAGTAGCCGCAGGAACTTGTTCCCAATACACAGGAAGTGCTTGAGCACCCGGAATTACTGTATGTGCAACTGCGGTTGTACCTTGTTGTCCTCTAAAACAGTTCTGTAAGACGTTACCGTCAATACTGCCATAGTTTATTATTTCGTCTTCAATCTTTACAAAACCTGCGGGCGGTAAGTCAGACACGCCACTTAAAGTAATAGTAGTGGCTGTACTAGACATAGTAGCTGCTAGTGTGATCCCTACAGGATAAGTTTGCCCGCTGTTCCTATGAATGAAAAGCTGTACTGGTCTACCTTGTGTTAACTTGTTAGGGATAGACGCGTAAGTGCTCACACTAATACGACTTATAGTAAGGTCCGACTGTAACGAAGTGTTACCCGCACCTGTGCGTATTTGATGCTCCATTAAGTCAATAGTATCGTCAGGTAAGGCATACGTTGATTGCCCTTGCACGAGGTCAAGAGAGCCTTGCTCTATTGTCCACATGTTAATACCACGGTTTTGCCACTCAATCGTCATTAAGTTCATAGATCGACGAGCAGTACGTAGGTCATAGCCTGAACGCAACTCGCGGCCTGCACGTTCCCACGCTTCTTCAGCGATCTCCGTGAAGTCCATATTGAATGTAGTGGTACCTGATGTTGTCATGAGAGTGCCCATTCTCCTGAAAAGAATGCGTCAACTTCTTTTAAAAGAACTGCTTTACTCTTACGACGGTCCAACTCGATATTATACTTACGCATAAGTTTCTCAAGCTGTGTTTTAGACATGTTCGAGTAGTCAGGAACTTTAGGAGTCGTTGCTTTCTTAGGTTTTTTGGCAGGTGTAGATTTGACACCCATAGATGCGAGCTTAGCCTCGGCCTGTGCTTTAGTCATCAGGTCGTAGACTTTAATGTCGTAGGTGTCATCAGCTTGTTTAACACCTATTTGGTATACTGGCTCTCCTGTTGAGAACCTACCGTTCTGAAAAATCTCCATCACTTTTTCCCCTTACGTTTGGCTGGGGATACTCTACGCGGCTTACCCGCAGGTTGTCCCAAGCGTTTCTTTTCTGCTACCTTCTTACTCTTCTCAGCGCTAGACATCTCACCAGAAGTCTTAGGAGTCTTAGAAGAAACTCGTTTAGAAGGTCGGCAGTAGGGGGTTCCTCGCCCATCTCCTTTCTTCCTACCACAAGCCTTTCCGGTGCTAACGTCTTTCCAGTCCTCGTTAAACCAGCGTTTTAATGCTGCTCCTTTGGCTGTCTTACGTATTTTACCACCAGACTTGTAGTACGTACGCATTACTTACCAGCCTTTTTCTTCCGGCATTTAGCAATAGCACCTGATGCGTATGCGGAAGGAAAGACCTTGTAACTGGCCTTTACCTTTTTATAGCACGAGTCCTTGACGGTGCCGCCTTTTTTGTACCCGCATCCGCATCCGCTTTTTTTATAGTAGCTACGCACTATGCGCCCTTCATCTTAACCATTTTACATTTACGGACTGAACCGCCACGAGCCATGCCGCAACCGCGAACCTTACCGCCTTTTTTCATCATGGGCATAGCGCCACCCATACCACCGCCACCCATAGGTGCACGTTTTTTCTTCTTCTTGGGGGGCATTGGGCCGCCTGTCATAGGCTTTGGACCTGTCATAGGACCACCACCACCTTTTGGCCCACCTTTTGGACCTCCACCTAGACCAGTACCACTATCGTCGTACGGCGCACGGCGAGGGGCTGGTAACTTTTTGCCCTTACGACCTTTTATCGTAGTCTCGTCCTGCGGTGCTGCGGGCATCATTCCACCCATGTTATATTTTTTAGCTTTCATAAACTTATCTCCAATGTTTTAGCAATTCCACTTTCGTAAACTCTTATTAATACGGCTGTTTGGATCATTCGCCGTCTTAGAGCTTGTGTTCCGTTTTTTCATGCCCTTCATACGAGCACAGAAAGACTTGCGTCTATTAGCAGCCTTGGAACCTTTTTTGAGTTTGCTAGGTTTCGTAGTAACGGCAGTCTTTAACTTACTGCCGGGATTAGCCTTCCGATAACTAGCAACGCCCTTTTTGTTCAGGCCACCAGATTCACTCTTGCCTTCCTTACGAGTCCAAGCAGGAGACTTCTTAACCGAGCCTCCGCTTTTATAGTAAGAACGCATAACCTACTCCAGTATCAGAGTTATTTTGTTACCAGAACCAGTAAGTGCGGCAACAAAACAGCCTTCACGCGCTAATATACCGTCTGCGGGTATATACACGTCATTCCAGCCTGTAGGTAATGTAAGGTCCAAAAGGATGTCCCCACTAGCAGTACCATTCCGTAACTGGAACGTACATGCAGCGGCGGCGTTAACCAATACCCCTAATATGCGAGTACGGTTTGGACCGACGAGAGCCGCAGTATCACCCTGCGAGAAGTTAAATGCGCGTACTAAATTAGCAGCCATGTTATCACCTCTCGTTTACGGTTGAATTGCAGTGTTAAACGCCTGTGCATACATTACAGTAATT